AAACTCAGCACACATGCGGCTGTACTTCTCGATGAATGGGAGGAAATCGTCTGTCTGTACGGTGTGCCGGTCATACCCAAAAGGATCGCCCGGGGCGCTCTCGTAATAACCAACGCTCCGCATATCATCGTCAATAATCAAAACCACATCCGCACCGTTCTCAAACTCGGTGTCAAGAATGTGGTTTCTGATGCGGCAGAGGTTGCCCTGTATGCCTTTCTTGCATGGGATGATGTTTTCCTCATGCCCGGGGTTCGCCGCCATGTATGCCTCGTATTCGGTCTCACAGACCCACACTTTACAGAACGGCAAATAAGCCAAGGTCTCCACCTTGGGGCGCTTATAGCTTGGGCAATTCACACTGATACGCACAGCGCAACACCTCCAAGGCATCAGCGCCTCGCAGAACACGCCCCACGCCGCGCCGCTCGGATGATTCGGTTATTCTTCCATCCCGCCGGGTAGACAACGCCTTGACGGTCTCCAGAGCGAACAGGCTCTCGGCCTGCAGCCAGTCAACCTCATTGTCGAAGTAGAGGACGATGTAGTTATGCTCCTCGCGCAGCACCTCAGTAAAAGGCACTTCGCCCACGATCTCCAAATCGCCGTCCACCACATCGACCAAGGCGGCGACCACATCATCCGTATAGCCGGATAGGTCTATGTCAAAATCGCTGGCATCCAACTCAGCAAAGAGATCCCGAAGCATGGCGTTATCCATCTCGGCCATCTCTGCTATACGATTATCTGCCAACAGATCAGCAAGCTCGTCCTCATCGCTCGGGTAACTCTGGAAGTCCACCGGCACAGGACAACCCAAATGCAAGGCCGCTTCATATCGTCCATGCCCGGACACGATCAAACCGGATCGGGTGGACACCTTCACCGGTTGCCGCCAGCCCTGCACCTCGATCACCCTCGCCAACAATTCCACTTGATCCTGTGGGTGTCGGTTCGGGTTCTTCGGGTTCGGCTTCAATTCCTCCAAAGGAACGATCTTATCAAACGCACAATAGACGGGGATCTCCCCCGCCATGCCCTTTTTATTTTCTTCGCCTGGGCAATGTCATGGTATCGACCTCCTAGATATCATCAAGCGGTCACATATTCCCAACGGTAACCGCCTGCTGTTTTTCTCTCTCCATAGCACACGCGCCGTATAGCATAGTTGTGAATGCCCAGCGCCCGAGTTGCTTCGGCTGTGCTCTCATAAATAACGCCTGTCTCCAAGCATCGTACAGGGCGCTTGTTGACAGGCTGAATGTTCATTTCTTTGCGGGTCTCGCGGATCTTCTGCTTGTGGTCATCAGATAGGTTTCGACCATAAAACGGATTGCCATCGCCAGACTTTGCCGCACTCATTTTCTTTTTGGTTTCCGCAGACACTCTCCCGGCGGTCTTGCCTCCGTTGTCTATGTTATAGCCATACCTGCGGTTATTGGCAGAATATGCGCGTATCGTCTCGATCTCCATGGCCTCCGCTTCTGCTTTTGTCAGATTGGCGCAGATAACCTCATGCTTGATATTCTTCCATCCATACTTTTGGATGGCTTTCCACATAAGAGGCTGGTTCTTGTACCCATGCCCGCCTTTCCACCTTCCCCAAGTTTCCAACGCAGTAATACCGATGTACACCTTGCCGTTTGGGAATGTGTGCTTATATAGCTTGTAGTCCCTTTTCTCGCCCTGCATAGTCCTCTCCGCTGTCCTCTGATACCGTCCGTCCGAAACGAAATGCCCGGAAAAAAATTTTCAAAAACTAGGGTTCCACTGGGCTCGCCAGCACCACAGCGGTTTTTCTCCCCCGGAAGAACCTACCCATTTGCTCGTTTCGCCCTCTCTCGTCCTCTCTGAGCGATTTTTCTTCTTAGGTAATGTAGTTTGTCCACCTAAGATTTAGAATCGATTACACGGCATCCTAGAGGCTTTCTTCTCTATCTCTTATATAGATAGACTTATAGTATAAGTAATAATATATATTACAGTTCTATGATAGTCTGTACTTATAGAGAGAATATATGGGAGATATACTTCCATAGTTTCCCCAGTAGGGAACGGCGCTGCGGTTCTGCATAGACTATGCCATAGTGCAAAATGATACAGGGCATATATATGTCCTCCTACTTCTCCAACAGCTTCATGTGGTGATCCAGTCGCTTGCCAAGGTTCTCATTGATTGCCTTGGTGATATTGGGTGCTGTTCTCTCGCTGTCGATCATCTGAGGGACAGACGGACCTTTCACAGCCTTTACATCCTTGCGGTTGGTACTCTTTCTCTGGAATGGGATATAGCTCGTTCCGTCCACTCTCTGATTACCTGTATGCATCAGCATAATGGGAGAGTGGTCGCTGGTGCGTGTACCCTCTCGGCGGAAGTTCTTCGCCAGTTGCGCCCTTTGCTTCTTGGTCAGCTTTTTGACCTTGCCAAGGACTTTCTTTTCGCCCTTTATGATCTCCGCTTTCAGCGTGTACGCCCCATCTCTGGGAGCCTTGGGGGTCATGTTGAAATGGGTGGGGGTCAGGACACGACCGGTATACACCAGCTTCACATTGTCCACGCTGTCGCCCTCGACCTTTAATCGGCTGGTCTTGCCGTCTCCAACCTCTTTCTTCTTGATGCCATACTGTTTCGCCACCTCTGCGGCTACCCAAGCCGGGGCGCGTTCCTTGGCATCTCTGATTGTTCGGCTCAAGACGGTTTGAGGGGCTTTCTTTAGGTTGTTCAGTTCCTTTTGGAGGTTCTTATAGCCTTTCATATAGAACTTTACCGCCAAAGCACTCGCCCCCTTTCTGCGTCATAAAAAAGCCGCCTTGATCCTCATGCGGATCTTGGCGGCGTATCTTCACAATAACCCACGGCAATCAACTTATGCCATCCCATTACTCCCCGGCCTTGTCCTAAGACAGCCGGAACCACACCTCATCCATAGACTTTCATCTCTGCCAAAGCTTTATAGCCTATACAGCCTCACAGTCTGGAGTCAGCTTCTTGTCGTGGGTATCACGGTACATCTCAACCCCTCCGCAGGTGCGCCTGTCGGAACCGTATAAATCTTTAATTTGCCGGGGTCAGCCATCAAACAATAATTAAAACGGCCTGCCGCTTTCGCACAGCGCACAGGTCGGGCATTTTTTCGCCCTCCGTGGGCTCCGGCATGATGTCCCCAACACACCGATCGAGCCGCCTCGCCCTCGTGCAGGTTGTGGCGGCGTATATCCCCTCTTCGGGGATATTGTTGCAGGTTTGCGGATTTGCCTGCGTTCCGTCCGGTCTTCCCCGGATGCCGGAGCATATAGAACCATACACAGCGGTTCTCCGTTTCCCCCTTTGGGGGATGGTGCAGACGGCTGGACTTGAACCAGCGACCTAGTGTGCTTGCACTACTCGCACATCTCTCTCTTGCCAACTGAGCTACATCTGCATGGGTGGGGTGGATGCGAGGCCGATTTGAACGGCCTTCAGATGGGAGAATGCGACCATCGCCCTGCTTACTGGCACATCCACCTAAAGCGAAAGGGATACACCGGAAGCTCCTTTGCTCCGATGCTTGCATGGTACACCCAAAATATCCGTAAAAACAAGGACAGAACAGGAAGAAAACAGACAAACTCGCCCCGAATTTAAAGTATATTTGCAATTTTCCTCGCTCAAAATGAAAATTAGGCAAAAATTCCGAGGGAAAAGCCGCCCCATATCGGGACGGCTCTCGATCTATCTTGTTCAGTTGGGCAGCACTCGCGGCTCAAAGCGGTACTTTCTGGCATCATCCCCAATCTTCTGATATAGCCTTGCCTGTGCGAGCATGGGGGTGTCCTCGCAGATATCGAACTGGAACTCTTTTTTCATGGTGTTCCAGATGCCCCACTTTTTGCCGGGGATGCCACGGTAATATGTCTCACGCTTCATTGTGTGCCTCCTGCAGTCCTTTCAGCGCCGCCTCCGCATCCTCGCGGTTCAGAAAGACGGTTTTGCCAATTTGCTTCGGCCTAAAGTTCTTTGGGTATGGTACACCAGTGCAATATATTCTATTTATCCCACTTGAGGAAGCATAGAAATATTCGACCTTATACTCATCTACAAAGTCGCCGCCTTTGTCTCCATCTACAAAGTAGAGCGTATCGCCCGCCTTGCAAGGCAAGACCATCAACCTGCCGGCTCGCTCGGCTTCCATAAGCTCGACAATACGGTTGAAGGTCACACCCTTGCTGATGGCCTCGTCCTCGAACTTCTTGTAGTTCGCGCAGATTTCCGGTGTCAACTCGGTGTCCTCGTAAGCTGCGAGGCGTTCCAAAAGAATGTCGATCAACTCAATGGGGGTATACTTTTCTTCGTGATCCTCAGACAGCAACACGCCGTCAGCGGTTCTCTTTGTCCATCTTTCCATGTGTTACCTCCTTACGCACCCGCCATAAGGGCGGGCATATTCCGCACAGGCTCCCCGAGGTAATAATCCTTGTGGAGCATAACATCGTTATACAGGATTTCGCCGCTGCCCTCTGTGCCATCTCCATGGAAGCCGTCAATAACAGCTTTTTCCTCGGCGGTCAGATCGGTATAGGCAGTCTTGCCATAGTTGGGGGGTAGCCAGTTCTTTTTGCGGCAGCAATACACATTGAACCGATCCACAAGCTCTTGGCTGTGGAACTTGATGTGCATCGTGCCCTTTTTGTAGAGGGTCACGCTGAAGTATTTGCAGGGGATATTCTTGGTCTGCTTCTCCTCGTTGGCTCGCTCCAGAACGCCGTGGAGATCCACATCGGCGGTCATGTTGCCGTCAAGGTAGTCAAAGACCTTTTCGATGTCGCTGATACATGCCTCTGCTTCCCGGACTTTGATGGTATCTCTGCTCCAATAAGGATCAGCCATCAGACCATGAAGGGGGATAATGACCTTGTTGTTGATCTTGTGGACTTTGTTGGTTTTCCAGCCGTTGTAATAGTGGATATTCTTCTGCATTTCGGGATACCAACTATGCTGCTCCGTGAGCCTGTCGAACAGCTTAACGATGGTGTCCTGCACACCCTGCGACAGCTCCGCATTCATCTCGGTCATAATCTGCTGGATGTTGAACAGGCTGAAATCATAATCGCCCATCTTGCTGACCATGCCCCGGTATTTATCCTTGAGGTTCGAGGTGAGCTTTGCCATGAATTGTGGGTTGTTGAACAACTTTTCCCAATACATCTGTCGCACACACTTTACATAGCCGTTCAAATTGAGCGGGCTGTACTTGTCCTTGTCCCCGATCGTCAAAGTGATTGCGCTGCCGATACGGGGCTTGAGTGCCTGGTACTCCCGGATCAATTCCAAACCTGCATCGACTTCCACCTTGTACTGCGAAACGATCAACTCAAGGAAATCCGTGACAGCGAGGTCGGTCACTTCCTCCGGCTCCATCTCCTCCAACTCTGCCGCCTCACGCAGGCGGTTGTAGATGGTGCTTTCATGCTCCACCTTGGGGAGCGATGCCTTGACAATAGCGATGGTTACATCCGTCTGGCGTTCCGCGCCCATAAATGCGCCGTCAATGAAGCTGACCTCTGCGCCGATCTCCGCAAGCTGTGCCTGCAATACCTTTCTGCGGTTTGTGTAGGGGTTCAGGAGCGTTTCAGCATTGAGGATGCACCGAATCTCACCGCCGGTGCGCCGTTGCATCTCAATGGCTTTCAGCAGATGCTCGTCACCGTTGGCGAAAGGGGGATTCATAATGATGAGGTCGTAACTCTTGCGGGTGTCCATGGTGAGGAAATCGTCATGCACGAGGCGGACGGTGGCGGCTTTCAGAAATGCCTTTTCCCGCATCAGCGCCTTGCGCTCTGCCTTGACTTCGGGGGTATCTTCGCGGGCGGTTCTGTCGATCTCAGAGATACGGATGGCGATCTCCTTGAGCTTCTCACCGCCCAGCTCATACCGGATGATGGAACGGAGATAGGGGTCAATTTCCACCGCATCAGCCTCAAAAGCAGAGCGGTGGTATTCCCCACGGTATTCGTTATAGCTGCACTCTCCCAATGCAAGCCGAATAGCGGAACGCAGGAGATCGCCCTTGCCTGCGGACGGCTCAAGGACAGTCCCGACCTTGTACCAATCCACATCCGCCAGAAGAATATCCGCCACGCTGGGCGGGGTAGGATAGAAGCCCTTGCGGGCTTCCTCCGTTGTGATGATCTCGGTAATGCTCATGTGGTCGTTTCCTTTCTCAACTCAGTTACGATGTAGAGGTGTTCCCCATAGTCCTCGATGCTGTCCTCTGTCCTTACAAGGCCATTCCTTGCGGCTATTTCCAGGATCTCGCGGAGCATCGCTTTTCGGCGGGTATAGAAGCCATCCATGGGGAGGTTGTACTTCGGCAGGAAGATAACATACGGAATGTTATCCAGAAACCCATCAAGGTCAAAGTCCACATCTTCCACGCCCTCGATTGTCATGAGGTCGGCCTGCAGTTTCTCCACCAGAGGAAGGATGCCGCACTTCTCTGCGGTTCTCCTGTTTCGTTCGTTCAGCATGGTTTCCCTCCTTACCGGAACACCATCGGCACTTCCTCGGTAAAGGTCAGCCGGACGATGTCATTCTCTTTGATCGTGATCTCGATGTCGGTCTCATTCTCTGCCCACTCGGCGGTGACATCGTACACCGTGCCGCGGGCGCTGTGGCTTGCCGTTCCTCTGCCATAAGCGAGGCAGTCCATGACTGCATCCTCGATCAGACTGGAAAGCTTGGAATTAAACATGGGGTGTCCTCCTTGCCCTCGTGCCTCCGGGGCGGGTAATATGTTAGATATCAGAAATCCGAACCCAGCGAACAGAACTGCCACCGCGCATATAGATGAACTCGCCCTCCACATGATACGAAAAATCACCATAAGACAGCCGTCCGTCCTCTTCGCCGGTGGTGCGGTACAATTCGATAAGCTGAAGCTCCCAAGGTGCTCTGTTTTCCATGATGCTCTCCTTTCAATCGTTGGGGAGGGTTGCCCCTCCCCAGTGGGTGGTGTGTGTTGTTAGTAGGATGAACGGATGATTTCACCTGTGTGTGCGTTTCTAAGTTCTGCATAGCCGCAAAATACGACTTCACCAAAATACGCTTCTTCTGCGGCGGCAAGATCGGTTAATACACGGATCATCCCGAAAATGTTTTGGACAATATACATATCGTTCATATTCTCTCCTCCCGGCTTTCGCCTATCACATTCTTTGTTGTCGAGGGAACTCCGGCGGCGGGTGGCTCTAAGGTATCTAGGACGCTTCGGCCGTTTTCTCTCAATCTTCTCCGTTCCCGCTCTTACGATGTCGCGTTGGTAGCTTTCGCAGGCGTTCGACCTTCGCCGGTGTCTTTCTCTGTTTTCTATTGTTCCCTCTTGACATTTTGAATTGTACACTATCGTGAACATAAATGCAAGTGTCATTGTTCACAAAGATGTACACACCCTTTTGTTCATTGTGTACACTTGCGTGAACACATCGACAATGATATAATTCATAGTGCAAAGGAGGTGCGAATAGTGATTAAGTATGACAAACTGTTTGCAAAACTTGAAGCGGATGGGAAAAGCTCTGTTTACTGGCTCCGCACGAACGGAATGCATCCGGCAGTAGTAAACAAACTCCGAAAAAACGAGAGGGTCAACACAGACACGATAGATCGGCTGTGCGAGTTGCTGAACTGTCAGCCGGGGGACATTATGGAATACGAGGGGAGTGTGCCATGCGAAAAAAGTTAAGCCCGACATACCAATACGCAGGTGTTTATATGATCCGGAACGAACACAACGGGAAAGTTTACATCGGGTCAAGTTGCAACATCGAACAGCGGATAGAACAGCATCGGCGCGACCTGTTGCACGGGACACACCATTGCAAAGAATTGCAGGAAGATTACAATAAACGCCACCCAATGACAACTGATGTATTGTATGTCATGCCTGTGAGCAGATCGAACCGTACTCATAATCGAGACAAATTGTATGCGTATGAATGGAAATACATCGAGAAATACGGCGCAATGACCACAGGTTATAATCGGTTGCCGATTGGGGAACATTTTCAAACTGTGATTTAACCGAAAGGGAGCGGGCTTGCCACCGCTCCCTTTTCTGTTGTCACTCTGCCGCCATTCTCTCGGAATATGCCTTGCAGAACGCCTGCATCCCGGCGGTGAACGCTTCGCAGATACGCCAAGCAGTATCTCCTATCTGGCGCAGAGCGGCCTCCAGCGCCCTTGTATCGATCTGACGGGGCAGAACAAGCTCCCGTGTGGTGATGGCGGTATAAGCCGCCTTGTAGCTCGGTTTCAGCGCCATGGCGAGGTCAGCGGTGCTATTCGCATTGTTCCGGCTGTACCCCTGTGCCATGAGCAGCTTTGTAAACCTCTTTCGAGTCATGGTCAAAATTCCTCCTTGGCGATGCTGAGTAATGCACTGCCGTGCAGCCGTGTGGCGTTCTTGATGTCCTTTTCATCGTCATTGCCATAGATCATCTTTGCGACAACCGCCCATCTGTTAAGCTCACAGCTTTCTCCGGACAGATACCGGGCAACGAGGACACTCTGCTCAAGGGGGT